CCAGCAGTTACCCCAGCAGTCACACGAGCAGTCACACCTGCAGTTACCCCAGCAGTTACCCCAGCAGTCACACCAGCAGTCACACCAGCAGTTACCCCAGCAGTTACCCCAGCAGTCACACCAGCAGTCACACCTTGTACTGGATGTATTAGAAATTATTGCTGGGAGCCTTGCCCATCATGCTGTACCTCTTGCGGATGTTAGTGTATAATAGATATTCAAAGATCATTATCGCAGAAAAGGGTATAAATGTCAGAAGAACTAACTCCTTGGCAAAAATATAAACAAAGTTTAGGAGATACCAGGCCTTGGGATCTTGTAAATCCTGCAACCGAGTGGGCAACCACTGAAGTGGCAGAAGAAAGATATTCTATATGCAAAGCATGTCCAGAACTGATTAAATTGACAAAACAATGCAAAAAGTGTGGCTGCTTTATGGCTGCAAAAACAAAACTACAACTAGCAACTTGCCCATTAGGAAAGTGGTAATATGAAAAAAATATTTTGGGAAGGTAAAACTGAAACGGTATTTAACAAGCAAAGACCAATAACTAGAACAGAGATTGCCCCTGGAGTAATGTCTTATGAAGGTGTAATTCCTGAAGATGTTTTCAATACTCTTGTTGTTGATATTGAAGAGGGTGTCAAGTCAGCAAAAATAGATTGGGAGAAAGCACAGGTAAAGTCTGGTGTTGGTGAAGATGTAGGAAACACTGTAGATGAAGAGGCAAGAGACACACAGACAATTGTTGTGCCATACTCAGAAACAGAAAAGGACGACTATTCAAATTTTCCTTCATCTTTTTATACTTCTTTGTCTAATATTTTTTTAGAGAACTTGGTTCCACTAGAACTTAATTATCAAGGTAACTATTCTGTAGGTTGCACTTGGCATGATTCTTACTCAATATTAAAGTATGGAGTTGGGCAAAAATTTGTTAATCATATAGACGATCATCCAGACTTTCCTAGAAGAGTTTCTACATTATATTATATTAATGACGATTACTCTGGTGGAGAGTTGAATTTTCCAAGATTTAATCTTTCGTTTAAGCCTAAAGCAAATCAGATGATTGTTTTCCCTTCAACCTATGTTTACAATCACTCTGTTTCTCCAGTAACTGAAGGAACAAGGTATGCAGTAGTTAGTTGGCTAAAGTGATTCTGTCATCTGACGGTATAGAACAAGAACAGTTTTTTGATTATATATTTGACACTGTGTCTATTAGTAATTTTTATATAAAAAATGATGATGGTCCAGTAGTCCAGATACCTGGAGAAACTTATCTATTTCATACAGATGCTGCCTTTGGTCATTCACTAATGGACATATACGGACAATTTAAAATTTTGCAGTTAAAATATAAAAACATAAAGCCATTTTTTTATGAAACCCATGATAGACGATTTAATAAAAACAAAATAACAATAGATCAAATGTCTTCTCTAGGATACAATGATCCAAAAGTATTTGATATTTCAGTTGGTAATTATTCTTTTGAAAAGGTCATAATGTTTTTTGACATGAATCTTACATTTCCCCAAGAGTTTTACTCAAAAAATGGTGCAACAAGGTCGCTTTTTTATTTACCATTTTGTAATTGCCCAGTCGGATCTTTGCCTTCCAAACTTCCATGTGGTCAAAGCGAGTACTTTAAGTATAATTATTTAGCAATAGATATCTTAAAAGAAAGTTTTAAAGATTTTTTTAATGATCAAAAAACAGAAAATATATTTGTTTCAAGAGAAAGATACAACAATAGGCATAAACAGCAGATAGAACTCTATTCAAAAAAAGAATCTTTATCAGATAAAGAAAGAGAGTGGTATTGGTTTGCTAAATGGAGGTACTCTGAAAAAGATGAACATATACAGAATAAGTTTAAAAATAATGGATGGGCAATTATTTATCCAGAAGACTATAGTTTAATAGAACAGATAAAAATCTTTAGTTCTGCAAAGAACATCGCAGGCCTATCTGGTACCTGGATATTTAATTCTTTTTGGGGAAACAAACAAACTAATGTTTTTGAAATTGCAGCAGTTCCAGACCACAGGTATCATTATAAAGAGTTTGCTGACTATGCTGGTGTAAACCATTCCTATATTAATGTTGTTGATCTTTCTAAAGAAGAAACATTGAGATTAGTTCAAGAAAATATTGATAAAATAAATAAGAAAGAGAGTAAGATATAAAATGTCAGATTTGCCAGCAATAGATATGAATATAGTTCAACAAGCAATTGATGAAAATAGAATACACATTTTTAAAGATGTATTTACAGAACTTCCATCATTAGATACAATAATGTCAGTAGTTTCTAAGTATGTTGATGAAGATTTAAAAACTTTTTCAAATAGAACATACCTTTTGAATGATTTTGTTGAAGGCGAGTCTTCTGACATGAGATTGAAGTGTAGATTTTGGTCAAGAATGGCGTTTCAACTTTTTGACCCAGACGACCTCTACATGAGCATAATACCAGAGTTGGCTCCAATCACAGAATGGGGAATTTCTCAGTATGGGGCAGATGTATATCAAGGAAATTTTTGCCTGGTATCACTTATGAAAAACCGAGGTGTAGTTGGAAGCAAGCACAGAGATTATGTAGATCAGTTTCAATGGGTCGTTAAAGGTGAGATGATTTGGCGTACAGGAGAAAACTTAGAAAATGAGCACCATGCCGTAGAGGGTGATTTTATTTTTGTGCCAAAAAACCTTGCTCACGAAGTAGAAACTGTCAAGGCTCCAAGAGTAGCAATAAATTTAATCCTAAGAAACTAAAAAGCACCTACAGAATTTTCCATAGGCGCTCTTAGTTTTTATAATTTACTTAGGAAATTTAGACATCCAGAACTTCGTTCTTGGAGTCAAGCCCTTCCAGGCAATCCAGTTTTCTCCACCATTACTCATATGGTGTGCAATCTGTGCATTTAGAACTGGGTTAAAAAGTTCAGCATTTGAAGATAACTCAAACTTGTCTCTACGATCAGGACCAAGGGAGTCAATCATATTAATCTGAAAAACTCCATATGAAGAGTCTCCAGTGCTTTCGTTTCCGTTAAAAGCCAATGGACGACCATTAGATTCTTTCTTTGCTATAGCCCAAGCCTCAACAAGGTTTTGACCCTTGAAGCCAACTAGGGATAGCATCTTCTTTAGTTCTAAATCTGTAAGAGATGTCTTGTTTGCAAAACTCTCTAACATTTTTTCCTTAGAAACCAAAAAAACCTCTTTCGAGGTTGTGTCCGATGTCTGAGCCTGTTCAAGGCTAAGATTGTTCTTAGTGTCTAGTTCTGGGGTAGCATTAGCAGTATTAGAAAATACACTGACAAGTGCCACGATACTGAGTGTGCTAATGATCTCTTTGTTTCTTTCGATAAATTTAATCATAGTTTCCTCCTTAGAAAACAATAACACCTTGGTAGGTGTCTATACCAAGTATAGCATGAGATTTTTCAAAAAGCAACCCTAGAGGGTGGTATAATAAAGATTATGGCTACAGGAACAAATCTTAAATATCCTACTATGCAATATCCACTTGCCTCAGATCCAGTCAATGTACACGGAGATATAAAGCAATTGGTAGATGCTTTAAATGATATTCTTCCTCCACTTGGATATGGTGCAGCGTATATCGATGTTAGAAATACAACAGGCTCAGCAATTTCTCAGGGTACCCCAGTTTTTCTTAGTGGAAGTATTGCTGGAAAATCATTAATTCAGAAGTATGATCCATCGCATGTTTCTCATAATCCAAATGTTCCGATTTTGGGTTTGGCAAAAGATAATATTCCTAACAACTCTAATGGTCTTGTTATTGTCTCTGGAGTTATTCAAATGGATACAACATTTTTGGGTGCTGCTCCTGCGGGTACAAAAGTTTATGTAGACAATACTGGAACCCTTGTTGCAGGTCGTCCAGCAACTGGTCCAGCAAGATATGTTGCAGTTGTTGCTATTCAAGCAACACTTGCAAATGGTGGAATGCTAATCGTTCAGACAAAAGGAAACGGTACTTGGGGAGCACTCAAAGACGGATTGTCGTGATATAATAACATTATGGCAACCTTAAGAGGATCTCAAACATCATACGACATAGGAAACAAACCACCTACAGTAATTTGGACTGTGGTTCGTGGAGACACCTCTGGATTTAAGGTTTATGTAACAGACGATGCTCAAGAGCCTTTGATTCTAAAAGGCGAGGGATCTGAATGGGATATTGCTATGAAGATTAAAAGACCAAACACAAGTCCTGGAGTAATAACAGATGATGCTGAACTTATCTTAAACTTATACCCAGTTGCAGACGAAGACGACCTAGTTGGAGAGTTTACAGTTTGGCTTACAGCAGAAGAATCTAATGTGTTACAGACAGGAGACATCTTTGATATTCAGGTTAGCGACCCAACAAGAGTCTGGACAGTTTGCCAGGGTAGCATGAAGATTCTTGAAGATGTAACAGATTAATGGCAACAGCAGTATTATTAGACAACCTAAAAAATAAAACAGAACGAATCTTTCCAATAGATTACCCAGAAGTCCAAATAGAGGACTTTGTAAGAAAAACAGTTATAACAGAGGTTTTGCCATTTAGAGTTAAGTTTACAGCGATTCAGATTCAGGCTATTGGTTTGGGAAATACCCCAGCAATCCCACTACAAGTTATTGGCTACAGCAACTACATTCTTTAATAATATTATTAAATAGGGGTTATAATTACGACATGGCTAAAGTATCGATTCCAGCAGTTAAGAGTCTATTCCAAACTGGAGATAGACCTACTCAAGAAAATTATGAAGATTTAATTGATACCGCTTCCGCCCAAGCAACAGATTTGGGTTCTGCGGGTAACAATGAAAACACAATCACTGGTATTGAGAACGTAACTGTTATTGATAACTTTGATGCTACAGTTTGGCGTATGGTGAAGTACCTTGTTTCAATATCAAAGACTTCAGCAGGGGACAACAAGTTCTACGCAACTGAAATGACAATTCTCGTTGACGGTACAAATGTATCAGTCAGCGAATATGGAACAATCGACAATGATGGGAATATTGGCACCATTAATGTCTCTCGCACTGGAAATACCGTGGCTTTGACAGTCACTCCAGATCCTGCGATCAGGCCAGTCACAGTTCGTTTTGCACGAATTGGACTTAAGGCATAAATAAAAGGAGATAAAAAATGGCAACAGTAACAAACAAAGACTTTAAAATCAAGAGTGGTCTTATAGTTGAGGGTGAGAATGGTACCATCAATGGCTACGACATTCTTACAAAAAATCCAACAGACGATCAACATATTATTGATCTTATCGGTGGAGAAGCAACATCAGAAAATACACCAAACACAGTTGTAAAGCGTGATGAATTTGGTAACTTCGCAGCAGGCGAAATTACAGCAGACCTTCAGGGTAATGTAACTGGTGATGTAACTGGTACAGTATCAGACATCTCTAACCACAACACAGATGGTTTGTCAGAAGGTACAGTCAACAAGTACTTCACTGAATCTCGTGCACAGATAGGTGTATCTAATGCACTTGGCGAAGGTCTTGGTTATGGTTCATTTGGTGCAGGGAACGTTTTCTATGTTGATACAA